GGTGCGAGGGCTTTAGCGGATTGGAAGAAGAATCTCGGGCGGCCTATGCTCATTGCGTCCAACAAGGACACGGAAAAGCCGATCAAGAACGACACTCTCAATCTCTTCAAAGGGGGTCAGGTGCTCCTCCAAAGCCCTCCGGCAATTAACTTGGAGTACATTGGACTTTGGCGGACTCGAGGAGCATGGACAAAAGGGGCAGCGAAGCCGGATTTGTTCATTGACGACTACGAAGATCCAGGCGAATTCCGAAAGAGGTTGTGTCGGGCTATTGTGGACCTTCCGGCATGCGCCAGGGTCGGCATCATGGACTTCGAAGAATTCGATTCGCAGCAGAATCCCGTCACTGTCGAAATCGAAAAGCACTTCCACCACCTGGCCGGCATGCAGAACAGGGACATAGAGGACTACTATCACATTCGAGGTCCTATGCCATTCCGCATGATGGGTCTGTTTGGGGGCACGACCACCGGTTCAAAGGGTTCCGGCTTTCTCGAAACCAAGCTGAACAACACCAATTTGGCTTGCGCGGAGGCGACTTATGTCTTTGAAGGTGTGGGTCCCAAGGTTGTAGCGGCGAAAGGGGACGATTATCTGAGGTTGCAGGCTGGACTCAAGATCAATGAAGTGAGGCGAAGGATGTTGAGCTTTTACACTGGGATGAAGTTCAAAGTGGAGATAGCTGAAGGAGGGGAGTTTTGTGGCATGTCCGTCTCTAGAGCCGGCATTTATCCAAGTATAACCAGGACTGCCATGAAAGCCCTCTGCAAGCGTGCCAAGGACTACAAAATCTTCACCGAGCACCAGAAGGCCCTGCGCGATGTGTTGAAAGAGTGGCAAGATTGCGGATTGTACCAGACGGTGGTGTACGGGGCTTTTGCCGAGGACAAGAACATCAATTACGTCCAAGCATGCCTTGAGTTTGTCAACAGTTGGGCACATATCAGTAGGGCCCAGTGGGAGAGCGCGACGGAAGTGAGGAAGCGAAACAAATACTTCCTCCCTACTGCCAGCGGACCCACATTGCTTTAGATTGGCCGGGCTGCCTTATGGCTGGCCTGACCGAGTGGCATACGATGTACAAGCCAACTCACGGAATGTTATTTCCCGAAGGAGTGGTTAGATAAGACGTACGCTGCTGGTAGTTCTGCCAGCAACTACATGCCCACATTGGCTGTAGCAGTTCGTCCTTTGAAGACAGATGAAGAGATCCCGGACGGAGTGG